CAGCGGCTCGGAGTCGGAGTTGAACACAGCCGCATAACCACTGAACCGCATGCCGTCAGCAACATCAGCTGCACGAACCTCGAGCGGTCCAATAGTCAGCGAACGAAACTCGACATCGCGACCGTTGACCTTGCGGGTCTCAGCTTCGATCGCCGCATACCGCATCGGCATCGGCTCATCATCATCTTCGTCATCGTCCACCGTGTCACCGTACGAAGCTTCTTCGGCCACAGCGTCACGGATCACCAGTGCATCAGGAATGATCCACTTTTTGCAAATGCCGTTCGGGTCGATGTCACCGGCCACGATTTCACAGGCACGTGGGCCTTCGTAGTACACACAGCTAGAGCACACCAGGCCTTCAGCGGCGAACGGTGATTCAGCAACGTAATGCGCACCGTCCGAGCCTGAGCCCTGGTTGTACTGACCGAACAGTTCCACAACATCAGACTCGGCATCCATCTGCGCGATCTGATGTGGGGTGATCGGATAGATACCTTCGATTTCACCGTTTCGGGTTTCAGCGTTCATCGGTTCCGACTTTCTTTCCAGACTGCTCAGAATCTCAGCAGACCATCGCTGACCTGCGTCGCCACCCCATAGCGCCCATGCGATACGACCATTCGAAGGGAACCCAGATTCGCCAACTCGGAACCCTTCAGCTTCTTTGTCAACTGCGTGACGTGCGAAGTACGACGCCATCCGTTGCACCGTCGACACAGACAACTGGCGACGGTTCACAATGTCGCGTGCTCGAGCGATACCAACAGCGGTGCCGCCACGCCCAAACTCGGTGCGCCAGTCCAACCCCTGCTGCGCTTCGTCAACCATCGCCGCTGACGGTTCGAAACTGTCAGCCGCACGGTCTTCGTCTTCTGTCGCCAGATTCATGGCGGCAGCATGAGCGTACGCATCAGCAGCTGACACATGGCAGCCACCAGGTACAAGTTCGGTTTCGCCAACCTTCACGACTCCGTAGCCGTCACAGCCGGCAGCGTCTTCGATCACTTCGTACGGCATCAGACTGGCGGTTCCGCATCAATGCCCATAGGCGGCGGGTCAAGTCCTGGGCCTGCCATCGGTGCGCCTGGCAACGCCATCACGAACTCGTCGCCACCCTCATAGGGTTCGAGGCCTTCAACAGCACGCGCCTCATTGGGAGTCAGGAAGCCGTACTGAATGCCGACACCGTGAGCACGGTAACGGTTCATCTGATCGGCACGCAGGAACCCTGCGGTGTCGAACATTAGTTCCTGCGGGGCCGGCATCAACGAAGACAAAGCCGACTCGATGCGCTTCAGCCACGGCAACAGCGTGTACGTCACAAAGTGTTGGCCGGCAGCCTCATTGTTCGTATACGTATTCGACTCACCCTTAGCGCCAATCATGTAGGCCGGCACCCGATAGATCCTCGCGACCTGCGCAACTTGCAGTTCGCGTGATGCGTTCATTTCCATAGACGCAGCGTCAGAGGTGATCGCACGCCACTTCATGCCGTTCGTCAACACAGCTGGTCGGCGGCGACGTTTGTTCTGCGTTTCCCAAGTTGCCTGCAACGCTTTGGCCTGATCGGCAGTCAGGTCACCATCAACCTCGAGCACTGACGACGGAGTGCCACCCTCACCGTAGAACTGTGCAAGGTGACGTTCCATTGCCAACGCCAGACCGATCGTGGTCTTCTGCATTTCGATCGGTGACAAACCAGTCGCAGCCTGGGGTGGTGTCCACCAACGCAGGTGCAACATTTGGTCCTGGCTGATGTTGCCACCGTTCACCGTGTAGTAGCGCTGACGGTTGATGACATTGACCTGCACGTTCGTCGGATGCAACGGAGTCAACGACACCGGCAGCAAACCGTTCTCACGATCGATGTACACATAAGCGTTCCCATGCAAAGCAAGGGACGACACGATCATGTGAATCAACTCGTACTGCGTGACCGTGCTCGAACCAGACAACCAGCCGGGCAACGGTCGCGACACAACACGATCACCAACATGTCTGACCGAACGGATCGGCAGCGACGCCACCGAATCAGCAATCAAAGACACAGCAGCAAGAACAGCTGAAACCTCAAGCGCAGTGGTCTCGTTGATCGGCTCACCAGACCAGTTGTTGCCAACAATCCACGGTGACACCTGCAACGGGTCCGGTGGATTCAAAGCACGCTTCGCAAACAGACTCATCGTTCAGCCACCAACCAGGACACGGTGACCATCAGCGCGCCGGCCACGATCACAGAAACAGGAACAGACAACATCGCAACACCAGCAACGATCAACGCACAACCGATGAGCTCAACAACCGTGGTCAGCATGTCACGCAACAGACTCACCCCACGGATCAATGATGGTCGGAACACCCGACGCGAACTCGGCACCAACAACACACAACAACGCCAACGTGCACGCCACCAACGGCGACACATCAACCGCAGTATCGCGACGATGCCAACCCCACGCATCACCCAACTTGCGACGCTTCGCACCAGCAACAGCACCCGACAACGGCGCCTGCTCAATATGGCGAAGATCACCCGCAACAACCAAATCAAAGAACTTGCCGCAACCAGTAGCCATCTGCCGGCCACTGATCTCATTGACATGCAACCCGAGCCTGCGCAAATCGCCGGCCATAGAACCAGCAGCAGACACCGGGTCGATCGTCACCGACCTGTACTCGCGCACACGTTCCGGTGTGAACCAATCCAACACCCATGCGGTGCCAGGACGATTACCGACCACCTCAACATGCGCAACACCATCAGCGCGCAAACCAGCTGCACACAGCGACGACATCGAACGTGACGGGGTCACATCCAACGCCAACGAAACCGGACCCTCGATGCGAGAACGAACATCAGCGCACGCATCCCACAGATCTTGAGACAACACCTGCCACGGCTGCTGCGCTGCACGGTCCTGACGTTGATTCAAATAGGCACGCCGAAACTCAGGTTCACGCATCGACTCAAAGTCACTGCGGATCGCTTCGATAGGGACCGTGATACCCAACGCCGGCATGCAATCCCACCACACCGACTCGTCAGCGATATCAGCATCATCAGGAGCAGACCATTCAAAGTACGCCACGGCTTTGGTGTCGCCGGCCATTGCACGCAACCTGCCGTCATCGACCTTGTCGTTCAGGTACAGGCTGTCGTTCGTGCCGGCAGTGGAAACAATCCACAGCTGCGGTTGCGGCCTGGTGACCATCGCAGGTTTCATGGCCTGCTCGAGTCGGTCGTCAGTTAGCGCAAACGCTTCGTCAATGACGCCAAGATCAAGCTGCGCACCGTGGCCGGCGGTTTCGGTGGTAGCCATCAGCGACCAGATCGAACCGTCACCCCATCGGATTGCTTCGCTGCCGTTGGTGCGTCGCACCTGCATCAGTGACGCAAAGGGTGAACGCTCGAGCACAGGGACGTGTTCGTCTTCCCATTTCAGCCTGGCGTCTTTGCCGGTCTGCGCTGTGTAGCTAACCCGCTGCACACCACCCATCGCCACACACCGGTGCGTCATCGCTGACAGCATCAGTGTGGTCTTGCCTGACTGGCGAGGAACAGTCAACCGGATCTCACGGTAAACCAGTCGCCCGGTGTCTGGATCGATCTCGTAGGCGACATCGGCGATGTGACGTTGCCACGGCATCAGCGGTGTGCCGAGGATCTCAGCGATCCTGGCGACCCGATCACCGAGCGTTGGCCGGTCAGTTCTTGGAGTCGACCACCGGGGCAGACAGCTGCTCGAGAAGGTTTGCGAATCCGTCCGTGTCGCCGCCATCGCGGTTCTCCAGTTCAGTCAGCGTTGCCCGTAGTTCACGCGAGATGGCCGCTGTCGCCATGCCTGCGCCTGCATCAAGTGAGATTGCCAGCACGATGGCTAGCCGAGCTCGAGCGTCCGTGACCGGGCTGACCTCAAGCTGTTTGAGCGTGGATCTGATCGCTTTCTCCATCGGACCAGCGGCCATTAGGTACGCTCCAGGGGTCCCCCGCACTGCTCGGGGAGGGAAGAAAGAG